TTCCCAATCAGGAAGAAGTGCGTGGAATCCGCACCCTTTCTGGTGGCCAGCAAGTGGTCACCGTCTGCGGGGATTTTGTCTATGTGATGGAATCAGACTATGCACCCAAGTGCATCGGGCAAATGAACACCTCGACCGGACTGGTCGGGATTGTGGACAACGGGGTCAATGTCTACATTGTGGACGATGCCTATCGCTACACTTGGCTAATTTCCAGCCCCTCATCGGCCATTTTTACTGGCTCAATCAGCACCACCACCCTGACCGTGACCTCAGTCCTATCTGGGACGATTGCGGTCGGGCAGGCTATTTTTGGGCAGGGAGTGACCGCAAACACCGTAATCACCGCCCTTGGAACGGGAACCGGCGGAGCGGGAACCTATACGGTCAGCGCCTCGCAGACAGTCACCTCGACCACGATTAACTCGGTCGCGGCCCCTGCGGTGTTTACTGCATCAATTTCTGGCACGACCATGACGGTTTCTGCGGTCTCTAGCGGAACCTTGGCGGTTGGGCAGACCCTAGAGGGTGCGAATGTCACCGATGGGACAATCATTGTTGAGCAACTGACCGGAACGGCTGGCTCGACCGGAACCTACAAGGTCAGCGCCTCCCAGACGGCGGCAAGCGCCACGGTCTACTCAATCAACTGGACGGTTCTGCCTGCCAATGACGGTCCCTTCGAGGGCGGCGGCACGGTGGACATTACCGACAACTATTTCCTTTACAACAAACCCAACTCGCAACTTTGGGCTGCCTCTGACCTACTCTCCCCGATTACCGACCCCCTATCTTTTGCATCAAAAGATGGATCACCAGATGATCTAGTGGCGGTCATTGTTGACCGGCGGGAGGTCTATCTTCTTGGGGAGATGTCATCCGAGGTCTGGATTGACTCCGGTGGCGTTCCGTTTCCCTTTACCCGCATCCCAGGCACCTCGACTCAGCAGGGAATCGCCGCAAAGTGGTCCTGCGCTCGAATGGGGAACTCCTTTGCTTATGTCTCCAAGAACAACCGTGGCGAGGCCATGATTGTGCGCATGAATGGATATTTTCCCGAGAGAATCTCCACCCATGCGGTCGAAACGACCTTGGTCAACCAGAATGTCTCTGACGCTCTTGCGTGGACCTACCAACTCGAAGGGCATGAGGTCTATGTGGTGACCTTCCCCTCGATTGGAGAAAACGGTCTGACTTGGGCCTATGACAACACCACCGGCCTATGGCATAAGTGGCTCTATCGGAACACCCTCAACCAGTTTGAGCGGCATCGGGGGAACTGTTGCGCATTCTTCAACCAGCAAGTCTTGGTTGGGGATTACGAAAACGGCAAGATTTACCAACTGGGGCGCAACTTTTATACCGATGACGGCGCCCCCATCCGCAGGATTAGGCGGGCTCCGCATATCACTTCGGACCTTCAGCGGCAGTATTTCCATGAACTTCAAATCCAGTTCCAGCCTGGGGTTGGACTATCCTCGGGGCAGGGCGAAGACCCCCAAGCAATGCTCCGCTGGTCGAATGACGGCGGCTCGACTTGGTCTAATGAATACTGGACCAGTATCGGAAAGCAGGGCAAGTATCAGAACCGCGCCATCTGGCGGCGGTTGGGTTGGTCGCGGGACAAGGTTTTCGAGGTATCAATTTCTGATCCTGTGAAGGCGGTGATTGTCTCTGCGAACCTCAAAGCCGAGGCGGGGGAGAACTAATGGCTACCCCTCAGAACCAGCGGATACCGACCGCCCCAATGATTGATCAGACCCAAAGGCCAACGCGGGCATGGCAACTGTTCTTTTTGAACCTCCTGAACTTCTCCAGCGCCACCACCGCGACCGCTGGCTCCGCGACTCTGCCTGCGGCCCCTGCGGGGTTTATCGAGGTGACTGTTAACGGCGAATCTAAGAAAGTGCCTTACTACAACCCATGAACCTATCTGACACCCAGCACCTGATAACCGTGCGAAAGGCCACCGAGGCCGATGTGCCGGTTTATTTGCAACTGAGCGCAGACTTTCATAAAGCCTCGCCCATGCAAAAGGTCTGCGAGTTTGAGCCCAAAGGGTTTGAAATCTTCTTGCGTGGTGCGATGCAAAACCCCGATATGTGCGCCCTGCTTGCCGAGGTTAACGGGGAGATTGTCGGGATAACTGGTGGCCTTGCATATCCCCTATATTTCTCGCCCTCGCATAAGGTCGCCCAAGAACTTTGGTGGTGGCTAACCCCCGCGGCAAGAGGCTCGGGGGCTGGGAATAAGATGTTCAAACACTTACAATTATGGGCAAAGGAACGCGGTGCAAAGACCATGTTTATGATTGCCCTAGAAGATGAGCGGGCAGACAAGATGGAAAAAGTCTATTTCCGCGCCGGATTTGAGCCGATGGAGCGGACATTTATGAAGGGAATCGAATAATGGCTATTGCAACCGGAACCGCTTTAGCACTAAGCGCAGGCGCTGGCCTTGTTGGCGCTGGGATGCAGGCAAAAGCAGCAAAAGATGCGGCGCGAACTCAGGCGGCAGCGGCTGACCGAGCGATGGCGCAAGAGCGGGAGATGTATGACATTGCCCGTGGAGACCTTGCCCCTTATCGAGAGACTGGTTACACGGCTCTGCGAGACATCGGAGCAATGCGGCCATATTTAACTGGTCAGTTTGGCGAAGAACAACTCGCCCAATATCTCGACCCAAGCATGGCATTTAGGATGAAGTATGGAACGCAAGCAACAGAGAGAGCCCGAAATGTTGGCGGCGGTTTGTTAAGTGGAAACACCTTGCGGTCATTGACAGAATTTGGTCAAGACCTTGCCTCGACCGAATACGCCAACGCTTTCAACCGAGCGCAACAAGAACGAACCAACATTTACAACATTCTTGGAAACATTGCTGGAATGGGTCAAAACGCAACCAACACCGGCGTTCAATCAGCGCAAAACCTTGCGGCGCAACAGACTGGTCTGCTTACAGGACAGGCTGCGGCTCAAGCGGCAGGACAGGTTGGTGCGGCAAATGCGTACGGCGGAGCCTTTGGAAACATCGGCAACATGGCATTTTTGTCATCTTTAATGAAGCCGCAACCGGTGGCACAAGTAGCGACCCCAGCGGCGGCAATGTCCACCCCTCTGATGATGAATGTTGGTTAAGGACTAATCATGGCCAAGAACATCAACATTGACCCGTCAATCTCTTTGGGGGTTAAAACCACCCCAACAATGAGCCTGCCGGAAATGCTTAACTTTGCCCGTGGAATGCAAGCCTACCAGCAGGCCGAGCAAGTATTCCCCGAGCAAGCAGAGCAAGCGCGGATTGCAACTCAAACCGCAAAAACTGGCCAAGAGCAGGCTTTGTTTAACTTGTCAAAAGACCAAAATGCTCAACTGATGACCATCATCGGAGGGTATCGAAACGACCCCCGTATCTCATCTGGCAACTCTGATGCGGCGCTTTCTGCGCTTGATGAAATCAAAGCAAAGGCGGCTAATCTTGGCATCCCCCGCTCCACGGTAGAGCGGATGGCCGCAACGGCAACGGGAATCGCCATGCAGAACCCCAAGGCGATGGCCCAATACTTTGATAATGTCATCCAGTCAGCGGCTGGACCAGCCTCACAACTTGGCCTCCAAACCCCAGAACTGACCACACAGGCAGGCGCTCCTGCGGCATTTAGACGCGGCTCTGGAACGCTAACGCCTGTGCCAATTCAAGGCGCACCGCAGGCCGCTCCTCAAGCCGCCCCTGCGGGTCAACCTCAAGCCGCGCCTCGGGGTGTTACTTCTCCGGATATGACCGCACCAATCCGGCAACAAGCCGCACCGCAAGGCGCAGGTTTCCCCATTCGATTCCCCGTCCGACCGGCTGGCGACATTCGTCCGATGGCTCCAGGCGAGGAAAGCGCAAGAACATCGGGGGAAAAAACTCGCACGACCTTGTTGGAAGCGCAGGCAGAAGTGCCTCGCGGAAATAGAAGCGTTGGGGAAATCATCCGAATTGCAGATGACCTTGCCAAAGATGTGCGGTTCCAAACGGGAAGGGCCGCTGACATTGAGCGCGCACTACGGCAAAATCTTGGCGATGCCCGATACAAAGAACTAGCCAAAGACATTGCCCAAGTTCAGATGGCAATCAATAAGGCAAACAACGCCGCCACCGACCAGCAGACCGCCCAAGTAGCCGCTGGAACCGGTGACGCAACTTATCCGCCCGATGTGCTAATCAAGATTGCCCGCAGGCTCCGTGGCGAATTAACAGAGGTTGATGCCCGCACCCGTGGCGCTCAAGAGTTTGCGCGGCGGTTTGGCGATGCCAACCTTGCGGACTTCCAGCAGGCATGGTCGCAAAACTCTGACCTTAGAAATTTTGAGGTGATGGCTATCTTGCGCGATGTGCGCGATCCAGCGGCTCAAAAGGCGGCGCTTGATAAGATTCTGCCCAACAATCAAGAAGAACTGCGCGAACTTCAGCGGAAATATCAGGCGATTGAAAAACTTACCCGCACAGGAACCCTCCGATAATGGATCAATTCCGGCATGAGAATCTAACGCCCGACATGGTCAACAAGGCCACTCGGGCGATGATGGACATGGGGATCAACCCTCGGGACATTTTGACCAATCCCGAGACCTTTAACGCCTATCCAATTGAGGTGCGCAGCAAGTTTTTTGAGCGCGTTGGTGGGTCTCCTGTCATTCAGGTTTCCGGCGTTGGTGGCCCTCCTGATCCGGTCATGGACATTTTTGATGACCGCATTAGAAACGCTCCAAAGACTCCGTCTGCCCCGACAGATGTCAATCAAATTTTCTCCTCTCGCATTCAAGAACTCGACACGCGGCAAAAACAACAGGCGCAGGCAGCAGAAGCCTCCCGTCAAGCCGAAGTGCCAACCATGGGGCCGATGGGATTGGTGCGTGATCAGCCTGCCCCCCGCAAGTCTCGGTCGATAAAAGATTACCTAGTCGGTGCTGGCGAGGCCGCATTGACCACCGCCACGGGCGCAATTGCGGCTCCGATTGCGGCATACGAAGAACTGGCGGCTCGGGCTCTCGGCTCAAAGCAACCAAAAGAAAAAGTCTTCAAAGAGCGCATGGAGTCCATGACCTTTGCGCCGCGCACCGAAGTCGGCCAAGAGGCGGTTGCCGGTCTTGGTCAGATATTTGGGGCATTGCCCGCCGCTCCAGCGCCTGAATTGGTGGCTCTTGGGCGGGTCAGAACCGCCCCGATTGTTTCTCCGAGGGCGCTCCCAGGCTATGTCGCTCAGACCGGACAAGAGGTTGCCGCGGCCACCAAGGCAATTCCTGGCGATGTAAAAGCCGCCACCGCTCCTGCCCTCGAAGGCATTGGGATGCGAAGTGTTGGCGCGGCTGGCCGTGCTGACCAGACTAGATTCGAGGCCGCGGTTAATGCGCTTCCAGAAGCCTATCGGGCGCAGGCTCGAGAACTTGGCTGGAAGAAGGGCAATCCTGCGGTCATCGAGGCCCATGCCGAGGCTCTAAATCTTCCCGTTCCGGTGCAACTAACTGCTGGACAGGCTACCGGCGACATCATTGCGCTCAGTCGGGAATACAACCAGCGGGGCAAGAATCCTGAACTGGCATACCGGTTCAACGAGCAGAACAGGGCATTGGTGGAAAACCTTGATGCTCTGCGAGATATGGCCGCGCCGGATGTGTTTGACACCCGTCCGGTGGCCATTGGCAACACGCTCAAGAACGCCTATCAGCAACTAGACAACCAGTTAACCGCAGACATTGATGCCAAATATACGGCCCTGCGGGATGCGGCTGGCGGACAGTTTCCGGTCGATGTAAAGGCGCTTTATGGCAACTCAGAAAAGGCTCTTAAAAAGAACCTTCTGTTTAGGCTTGCTGAGAAAGACTTGCCCGAGTTTAGAGAACTAAAAGACTTGGCTGAGTCTGGCGCAATGGACTTTGAGACTTATCAGAACTTGCGCCGCAACCTTGGGACAACCGCCAGAACTTCAAGCGATGGCAATGTCCGCATGGCCGCATCGTTGCTAATTGATGAACTTGAGAAACTTCCGTTGAGCAAACAAGCGGCGGGGCTCAAGTCATTGGCAGACGAGGCGAGGTCTGCGGCTCGGAACCGGTTTGAGCGGATTAAAGCCGACCCCGCGTATAAAGCCGCTATTGACAACAAGGTCGCTGACGAGCGGTTTGCGGACACTTTCTTGTTTGGCGCACGGGGAACTCAGGCGCAACTCAAGCAGATGATCCAGAACCTTGGCGAAGATCAAAAACAGGTCTTGGCCGCGGCGGTGGTGCAACGCATCCGCGACAAGGCGGTGAACGCAAATGGCGACTTCAGTCCTGCGGCCTATGCCAAAGAGTTTAAGGCGATGGAACCGAAACTCTTGGACATCTTCCCAGGCGAGACCGTTCAAACCATGCGGGTCTTGGGCGATGTGGCCAAGCGGGTTAAATCATCTCCGAGCGGTTCGTTCTTCAATAGAAGCGGAACCCTTGTCGGCGCATTGGCAGAGCAGGCCGCAGGCGCTGCGGAGCAGGGCATCAATCTGACCGTAATGAGCAAGACTGGAATCCCTGTGCCGGTTGCTACACTTGGGCGCGAAAAATTGTCTGCAAGAAAAGCGGCCAAAGAAACGGAAAAAACGCTGGAACCGTTGGCGGGGGCAAAAACTAAACTCAAAGACATCGGTAAGGACTAATCATGGCAGTCAATCTTTCACCAGTAGGCAACGGATTCCAATTTTTCAGCAATGATGGGTTGCCCCTCAATGCGGGAAGAATCTATACCTACCAAGCAGGATCAACGACACCGTTTCCAACCTACACGGATGTCAATGGGCTTATTGCGAACACCAACCCGATCATCTTGGGAACGGACGGCAGACCCCCTTCGACCATCTGGCTTGACGAGGGCTACTTCTACAAGTTTGTTCTCAAGGATTCGGATGATGTAACTATCCAAACCTATGACAACCTCTATGGAATTATTGGGGTTGCGCCATCTCCACCGACACCCACTCCCGCAGGCGTAATTGTTCTTTGGTCCGGCTCTATCGGCTCAATCCCTGCGGGCTGGGTGTTGTGTAACGGTAACAACGGAACGCCTGACCTCAGAGACCGGTTTATTGTGGGTGCTGGTTCGACCTATGCGGTCAATGGCACAGGCGGCTCTGCAAATGCGATTGTGGTATCGCATACGCACACGGCCTCATCGTCTTCGGTGGTGACAGACCCAGGTCATACGCATGATTTTCAGACTGGAACAGAAACAGGCGGAACTGGAATTGCGCACCGCGCATCTTCATTTACTGCAAATGACACAACTATTTCTAATACAACCGGCATCACGGTAGCGACAACCACGACCGTGGATTCCGCGGGAAACTCTGGAACCAATGCGAACCTTCCTCCCTACTATGCGCTTGCATACATTATGAAGACCTAACATGGATTGGCAGATAGTCATCAATCTAGCGTTGGGCGTGATCATTGGGTTTATTGGTTGGTTCGCAAGAGAAATCTGGGACTCAGTCAAAGAACTCCGCAGAGACCTCTACCGCATCGAAACGAACTTGCCGCAAATCTATGTGCGCAAAGATGAACTTAAAGAGGTCCGCCAAGAGATCAATGCCCGATTCGACAAATTGGAGTCTATGATGTCGCAATTCTTTGACCGCCTAAACGATAAGGCAGACAAGTGAGGCCATCATCGATCCAATCACCCTACTAGCGACTGCCTCGGCCATCTGGTCGGGCATCAAAAAAGCCTCTGAGTTTGCGCAGGAAGCCGAGGGGGTCTTTAGCCAACTCTCCAAGTATTGCGGAGTGGCTGACCAACTAGAGCAGGCAATCCAGAAGGAAAAAAACAAGCCAACGAAGCCTAAACTATTTGGTGCGCTTAGTGACGGCAATGACACCCAAGAGGCATTCAACGCCTTTGAAGCGGAATACAAATTGCGCCAGATGGAAACCGAAATTCGCGAAATGTTCGTGGTAGGTGCGTGGGCCAATTTAGGCGGTGAGTTTGGCGGCATGGACGGCTATCGCAAGTTTTGCAATATGCGCCGAGAGATCAGAGCCCGCCGCATCAAGATGAAGCAGGAGCAAGAGCAGAGGCAGCAGGACTTTTGGGACAACCTGATTTTGTGGGTTGGTGGCACGACCATCATCGGCGCAGGCATCTTCATCATTTATATGCTGGTCACGATGGTCATTGAATTTAGAGGATAACCATGCTTTCACTTATCTCTACCCTTGGGGGTCTACTCATCTCCGGTCTGCCGAAACTGCTTGATTACTTTCAGGACAAGGCAGACAAGAAGCAGGAATTAGAACTTGCGCGGATGCAGACCGAGCGCGAACTGGCGCTGGCCCGTGAGGGGTTTATTGCGCAGCAGAGAGTCGAGGAAATCCGCACCGACCAGATTGCCATGCAGACCGAAGCCCAGATGACCGAGGCGGCGCTCAAACACGATGAGAAAATCTTGGAGAAGGCAAGCCCTTGGGTGGCCAACTACATTGGAACCGTGCGCCCGACCGTGACCTATATCTTTGTTGCGGAACTTTGCCTGATCAATCTGTCATTTGTTATTTACGGGTTTATGCACCCCGAGATGCTGGCCACGATGGATGACCTGATTAAGTTTGCCAATGTGGTCTTTACCGAAGACGAGATGGCCATGCTGGGCGGGATCATCGGGTTCTGGTTCGGAAGCCGCAACTGGCAGAAAAAATGAACCTTGACCCCAAGGTCTTGAAGATGCTCAAGCATCATGAGGGGGTGCGCCAGCGGCCCTATCTTTGCCCTGCGCAGATTTGGACGGTTGGGGTGGGGCGGGTGCTATACCAAGAGCAAATCAAACTGCCGGTGGTAGCCAAAGAGGGGATGGTCCGCAAGGACTTCCCCCTGCGGCCCAAAGACAACCGAGTCTGGTCAATGGAGGAAATCGATGCGTTACTTGCTGAAGACCTTGCGCGTTTTACCCGAGGCGTTCTACGCCTTACTAATGGTCGGGTTACTGATGGGCAGTTTGGGGCGCTTACAAGTTTTGCTTTCAACGCTGGTCTAGGAAACCTCCAGCGGTCAACCATCCTGATGAAGCACCGGCGGGAGGACTACGAGGGCGCTGCGGATGCGTTTATGGCATGGACCAAGGGGGGCGGAAGGGTGCTTCCTGGTCTTGTCAAGCGCCGCCAGGATGAGCGCACCCTATACCTTTCCTGATAAACTAAGGGCGTTTCATCTCCTTGGAACGGCGGACTTCGGGGGCTCATCATCGAGCCCCCTTTTTTTCCATTCCTCTCCAATGCTGGAGAACCAAAGGCCCGCGCAGACCACCTCCAGCCTCTCAGAGGGGGGCGAGACAGACAAAGCCGCCTTTGCCCCCAACTCATACCCTTTAAGACCGGCGCTGGCCACGGCGTGGTGGTGGTAGAGGATCGCAACCGAGCCCATTGCGATCCCACCCACGATCAATAGAGCGGCGCGCATGAGACATCCACCACTATGTCGCGGGTCACTCCACCAACCTTGCGCTTGCCGTAAATAATGACCGCACGGGTTCGAGCGGTCTGGCACTCTCCAATCGCGTTCATTACTTCGAGGCGGCTCATAGCGTGGACTTTGTCATCCACAAGCAATTCCTGCTCGGGAATCTCGGCTTTTTTGGGCATAACCCCGCAGCCGGAAAACAGTAAAACACAGGCTCCGATGATAATCATCTTCATAACATCTCCCTTAGAGTCAGCCGGACGCGCACCGGAACACCCTCAATGGAGTGTTTCTCAATGAATTCTTGCGCGGCCAGCCTGGTTTCAAACATCAAGTAAGGCCATGCGCCAACCGTTTTGTAGTAAGACTGGCGCAATTTGATGGCCCAGAGTCGAGTGCTAATCATTAGAACGGGATATCGTCAGGTAGATCATCAAATGATCCTCTCTTGGCGGGTTCCTGCCGAGAATCAGGTTTTGATCCTGCGAACTCCAACTCCCCAATCCTCGCCCGCAGGGAAACCCCGCCGGTCCCGTCTTTCCTCTTGAACTCCTCAATGTGCGGCTCGGTCATCTGAACGAAGATCAACTGGCCCTTGGTGAGATAAGGCTTTAACTTCTCGCACCGGTCTCCCCAGAGCGTCCCAGAGACCCATTGGGTCGGTTGCTTTCCATCAACCTTGCGCCCGTAACTAAACGCAAGACTGAGGTCCATTAGAGCCTTCCCGTCCGGTGTAAAGCGCACCTCGGGGTCATTGCCCAAGCGGGCCATTCCAATCATCAGCATCAAAATGCTCCTTTATCAAAGTAGTTCGATTTTTCGTTGAAGAAGTCAAACAGGGCGTCACACTCCGCAAGAAACTGCTCGGCGGCTTTCTCCACCTCGGCGATTTCCTCTGCGGTCGGGCAAAACTTCTTGATGTAGAGGTCTTTGCCCTCGCCCATACGCGGGTCATACGAGACAAACCAGACATCCTTGCCGGTGCAAGCGGACTGGAGAATCATCTGCGGCTTGTACTCCGCAGGGATGGTCTGGCTGGCCACATACTTCATGTGGGTTTTAGTCCGAGGGCATTTGATCTCGATCAGGCACCCATCGGACACAAAACCGTCTGGGCTTACCCCGCAAAAAGGGATGCGAGGGTGATCCAGAAAGCCTGTGTCGGTCACGATTAAACCGGTCACCGACTCAAACCGTTCCTTGGCTGCGGCCTCCTGGTCGATGCCCCAGGTCATGTCGCCGGTCACATACTTGTCGGCGAAGGTGTTGCTGATCCGCTCCGCGACCAGTTCAAACCGGAGGTTCTCCCGCTCGGTGGACTCCTTCCCAGACTTCAGGAAGTTCATGGCACCGGCCATGCGCGAACCGGTCAGTTTGCCCAGGCGGTCATTCCACCAGTTCCCGTCCTGCTGATAAGGGTTTGGTTCACGCATTTTGGACTCCGTTCTTGAGTTTCGCGTCCAGTTTTAACTTCTCGCCATGTTCGGCGGCGATTTCGCGGACCATCTCCCGCTCCTCTGGGAGCAGGGCTTTCCAGACCGTTGTGAGCAACTCAGGCGTGGTTGCGGCCTTGACCAGCGCCTCGACCTCGGCCTTGGAGCGGATGGCCCTAGAGGGCTTCTCAGCGGGTTTTGGGGAGGCTACGGCGCGGTTCCCATCGTCATCCTCTGGGGCTATCCCGCAGGCGGCTTGGAGGGCGTATCTGCGGGCGTAGGTCATGGCTGACCCGTAACCTTGGGGGTCTTGTTTGCTGGCGGGGACATGGAGTTTCCCGCCGGACAGGGTCTCGCCTGACTCATGGATGAACAGGGTTTCGATGGTCACCCCATCCGCGCACTCATGGGACTGCTGAATGAGCGCGATGCCGTTCTCATTGAGCGCGTCAATGACTGCCTCGATACAGGCAGCGAGGTCGGCATACTTGGATTTGAAGTGCGGATTGGTGGAAGTCTTGAGCGCGGGGCCGAAGGCTTTTTGCGCTTTGACGAGGGCGGTTGCGATTTTCTGCATGGCTATTCTCTCCGATTAGATAAACATAAGGGCAAGCAGGCCGAGCCCGAAGGCAAGGCTTGCGGCTATTTTAAGCCAAAGCGGCTCATCCTGCTCTGTAAAAATCCTGCGGTTCGAGGGCTTAAATTGCACAAGAGTCTCCTTGTTTTGGGTAGGAAATAAGGCGATAGACCGCATACCGAGTGCCATCTGCCTCATAACGCATGGTTGTTGAGATGCCCCAACCCTGGCGCTTGAGGGTGAAGATGATGTCCGCAAGGCGGGTCGCTTGATACAACTCAATCGCTTTCCAACTTGTGATTGACTTCTTGCCGACCAGATGGCCAGCGACTTTTGCAATCTTGGTTTTTGGTGCTTTGCTCATTTCAAATCTCCTCGACTGTGATTTTGTATGTCCTGCGGTTACGGTCTACAACGAACAGGTGCTTCTTGGTGCTTACAAACTCACCGTTGTTGCCTAAGTCCCATTTAATGGAACCGGCTCCGCAGATGATGTTGTCGGGGTGCGAGCCATTCATGCGCTCCTTAATAATGTGTGCGATGTAGTCGCAATACACGACTGGCGACTGCTCGAACTGTTGCTGCTCGCATTCTTCTTGGTAACGGGCGTGGTGGTCCATGTCACTCTCCAAAGTAGGTGATGTCTAACAAAGTGTTGAGGGTTGCGATTTCGTCTTGCAGACGCATCAGTTCGCGATACTCATCAAGGGTGAGGTCACGGTCTGCTTGGTCGAGGATGTTGAGCCGCTCGGTCTTTGCGTCCAGTTCAGCCTGGAGGCGCTCCATCTCCAAGGCTCTGGGATGGTCGGTTGGTGGGCGGTAGTAGTCGGTCATTTCTTCTCTCCGATTGGTTGGAACAGTTACAATAGTAAACAGTTTACGAATGATGTCAAGTATATTCCCTGTTTTTTTGTAGGGGATTTCCCTACATTTTGCAACCAGTCTCGGTTTCCGCTATCCTACGAGGGTCAGCGGTGTGGCAACCGTTGGAACGAAAGCGTGAACCAAGGAAACAAGCCCATATAGGTCTAGGGCGTGTGTGGAGTGGGAATTGATGAGTTCCTTGGCTTGACGCCTCATTTGTTCCCATTCTGCTCATGCCAAGAGCCACGCTCTAGAACCTATGTGGGTTTTTCTTTTTGTGGCCGCTGACCGCACTCCGAGCGAGATCAATGGGCCTGAATCGGCTGCGCGGAAGGAAAGACACCTAGCACCTCACCCCGTGTTTAGGTTCCAGCCTGTCAGCGAGGGACTGGAGTAGTCGAGAGGAAAGCGGTGGGACAAGACTCTCGATGAATGAATCGCTGCGTCATGCGTGGTCTGGGAGTGCTACATTCGCATCTCTGGGACAGAGGTGGAGGCTTCCACCCCTTGGGAATCCTTTGCCTAAAAAAACGATGGATAACAAAATCTATAAAGAAGTCACCGCGCGGCACTCTGAACTGACCCGCACACGCTACTGCTCCAACTGCTCGATGTATCAGTCCGCTGCGACTGGCAAGTGGATAAAACTCCAAGGCGGCAACCGCCAGCGATGGAAGTGCGGGGGTTGCATCCAAAGAGCCAGAGAGAGATTGCAAACTATTTCCTAATCGTCTATTCTCCCGATCAAAGGGGAGGAAACATGACGAAAGAAGAACTGTCCGAAATCATCCACTCAATGCCAGATGGCATGGATGTCAATGACTATCTGCTCGAAGTGGTCAACCGCGCTCTGTTCATTGAGCGCAAGGCAATCGCCCAGAAGGTTCTTGATTACACCGAGAACTGGGATCAAATCCACCGCGAGACTGCCTTGGATGTGGTTGAGATCATCAAGGAGCGCAAATGACCCGCGAAGACCTGATCATCCTCGCCACCAATTGCGGGATGGTGAAGACCCCGCCAAGGGACTTCAAACCTCTCTGGCTGGCCTCTGATGCCCAACTAGAGGCATTCGCCAACGCAATCATTTCCGAGGTCAAGCAGAACGCCTCCGAATTTATGGTCAAGGCCATCAAGAAGGCGGTCGAGTATGAGCGCGAGGAATGCGCCAAGATTGTTTCGGTTGCAGGGATCACCGACCGCGATATTGCTCGGCAAATCAGAGAGAGGGCGGACCAATGAAGAAACTTCTTCTTGCTTTAGCGTTTGTGGGCTCGGCCCATGCGAATGTCTACGAGAACGGCAACACCCTCTTGCGGGAGATTGAGGACACCAACTTCGGGAAGATGTATGCCCTTGGCTACATTGTCGGGGCCGCAGATGCTTACCAAGGCAACGCGCTATGCATCCCCAGCACGGTGACCAAGGGGCAATTGCTTGATGTCACCCATCAATTCCTGCGGTCTAAGCCCCAACACCGAGATTTGGCTGCGGATGTCCTGATCCTGCTGGCCCTCGGAGAGCATTGGGCCTGCCCGAAAAACAGTAAAAGGAAATCATCGTGACCGACCTACGCAAAGCAGCAGAGATGGCGTTAGAGGCTCTGGCATGGGGGCAAGTGGATGATGCGAAAGAAGCGTTACACCAAGCCCTAGCACAGCCGGATTTAGCCAAGGTTGGCGAGGTTGGGGTATGGGGTCATAAGCGTGAATGGGTTGGGCTGACCAGCGATGAAACTTGGGAAATTTTTACTCATTACGATCCATTGCAATATTCAGCGTTTTCCCGCGCCATCGAAGCCAAACTGAAAGAAAAGAACGCATGACCGACTTTGACACCTTCTGGAAAGCCTACCCAAAGCGGGTCGCCAAGGGCGATGCAAGAAAGGCATGGACGCAGACCCAGAACATCCGACCGGCTCTGCCTGACCTCCTTGCGTCAATCGAAGCCCAGGCAAAAAGCGACCAATGGCGAAAGAACGATGGGCAATTCATCCCCTATCCTGCGACTTGGTTGCGCGGGGAGCGGTGGGACGATGAACTAAAAGTGACCCTGCCTGGGGTTGTTGACGGCAAGGAATGGCATGAGACATGGCCAGGGATTGTTGCCAAGGGCAAAGAACTCGGCATTCTGGAGTCCCAATTTATCCACCCGCAAGACTTTAAGGCGGCGGTGATGAGAGCCGCGATGAGGGCTGCATGAATGAGTTGGCTCTTTTCGCAGGCGCTGGTGGAGGAATACTTGGGGGACATCTCCTTGGATGGAGAACAGTCTGTGCAGTTGAGTGGGAACCCTACCCAGCAAGCGTATTGTGCGCCCGACAAAATGACGGATTTCTCCCCCCTTTCCCGATTTGGGATGATGTTCAAACCTTTGACGGAAGGCCGTGGCGAGGAATTGTTGATGTCGTATCTGGCGGGTTTCCATGCCAAGACATCTCCGCAGCAGGAAAGGGAGCAGGAATTGACGGAGAACGGTCAGGAATGTGGCGAGAAATGGCAAGGATCATTCACGAAGTACGACCCCGATTCGTCCTTGTGGAGAACTCACCAATGCTCACTTCTAGGGGACTTGGAACCGTTCTCGGAGACTTGGCCTCGATGGGGTTTGATGCGAAATGGGGAGTGCTGGGAGCAGCAGATGTCGGGGCTCCGCACCAGCGAGACAGAATTTGGATTAAAGCAAACTTCTCCCCCCCCCCCTCCGCTGGACAACGCCAACAGCACACATGAGCAAAGAGACCAACGCACCAAGCGAACATATGAGAAACACCCCAACATTGACGGCTCAAGTGAATTGGCCCACGCCCAGGACGAAAGGAATGTGCGGGGGAACGGGAAGTTGGGAATTGCTCAAGAAAAACACGACTATCGAAGAAGCCAGGCAGATGGGGGCGGGAAATGGTGGGAAGTTGAACCCGATGTGGGTCGAGTGGCTGATGGGGTGGCCTCTCGGTTGGACAGACTTGAAGCCATTGGAAATGGACAAGTTCCAGAAGTGGCTAGACGAGCATGGGAAGTTTTAGGTGGATTGTGACTATTGCAAAGATGATTGCGGAATCTTTGACCTTCATTGCGCGGATTGCAGGCAAAGGATTGTCATGCGCCAGCCTTGCAAAATCATGCGCAAAGACTTGGCTGCGGAGGTTGAGCGGCAATTCGGTCTGGTGGAGGATTACACGCGGGAGCCGCATTGCGGCTGCGATAAGGTTTGCAAAAAGAAGCAGAGGATCAAAAAGAACTATGAATAACCGGCTCAACGCAAGAGAGCGGCGGCATCTGCTGGCGGTCAAAGAGATGCCCTGCGGGGTCTGCGGCGCGGCTGGACCCTCGGATGCCCACCATATCGAGCAGGGGCTCCAGTTCACTTGCATCCCCCTCTGCAAGGATTGTCACCAAGGCAGTCACAACGGAATCCATGGCCGCAGGGCTATTTGGAATGTCACCAAAAAAACAGAACTGAGCGTCTTGAATGACACAATCGAAAAACTCACCCGATAAGGTGATTCTCCCGTGGCCCCCTCGAACCCTCTCCCCAAACGCAAGGGAGCATTGGGGGGCGGTGGCCAACGCTAAGAAGAAATACCGGCTTGCGGCTTATATGCTTGCCAAACAATCCAAATGGGAGTTTCCTGCCGATGGCGCGATCCACTTGGACATTGAGTTCATCCCACCCAACCGGAGGGCGCACGACCTCGATAACTGCCTCGCGGCGATAAAGGCGGGGCTGGATGGTCTTGCGGACGGCTGGGGGGTCAACGACAAGCGGTTCACCCTTACCATTCGGAAGGCTGATCGGGTTGGCGGCATGGTAAAAATCAGCAGGGGGGCGGTGACTTGAATACAAAGAAGATTCGGTCGATGAACACACCCGCCTCCCGATCAACAGTTTACAATCGGCGCATGAAGCGCAGATCAAAACTATCCCAAGACATCCTCGACCTTCTGGCGAGGGAGCCCAACATCACCTCGGCGCAGATTGCGGCGCACCTAAAAGCGAAGCCGCACTCGCTCAAAGCGGTCCTGTGGAAATTAGTAAACAGAGATTGCAAGGTGGTTGCGGACAAGTCTGCAAACAATCTCAGGAAGGGGCCAAAAATCATCAATGTCTATTGCCTCGCCCCCTCCGATGCGTCACAATAATGGTATGAGAGACATTGAGGCTTTTTCGCTTGCGCTGCTGAACTCTGCGACCTGTGCGCACCTTCAGCATTGGCAGACGAAGAACTATGCAACCCATAAGGCGCTTGCGAAATACTATGAGGCCATCCCCGACTTGGTGGACCGCCTGGTTGAGTCGTACATGGGGCGCTACGGCCCGCTCAATGAATTCGATGAAGAATTTGAGATTGAGAAAGAGCCGACCAAGTATTTCAAGGCGCTCCAGAAGTATGTGGATGCGAACCGCAAGCACCTTCCAGATGACTCGGAACTCCAAAATACTGTTGACGAAATCCTCGACCTGATTAACTCCACGCTCTACAAACTGCAAAACCTCTCCTGAAAGGAATCAAAATGGCTAACTCCTTCAAAGTGCCTTCCCATTGCAACGACAAGTCTGGCCGCAAAGAGCCGGTCAAGAACGCCGTTGAGCAGGCTGGCAAGAACAAGCCCATGGGCGAAAAGATGACCATGAAGGGTCGCGACACCAACATGGGAACCAACAATTCTGGCGAGATTTACCAAAAGTGAATTGCGGCAATTGCCGGTTTTATCAGGGAACCCAATTCGGGCATTGCAGGCGGTTTCCTGAGACAGTAACGAAACAGGCTGGAATGTGGTGCGGCGAACACCAATTGGTCGAGCCGCTTCCAGAGCCCCTACTGGAAACCATACCGCAACCAGCACCAGAAGCGCCTAAAAAGCGCGGGAGAAGGCCAAAAGATGACTCTGCGACCTCTGCGTGACCGAATCGTTGTCAGACCCATTGAGCGGGTCAAGAGCAATGTTCTCCATGTAGTGATGGATGAACTGCCCAACACCGGCGAGGTGCTGGCGGTCGGCCCAGGCGAGATTGACAAGAAAGGTCGCCTGATTCCAAATCCGATGGAAATTGGTCAACGGATCAGATTTGGGACTGCGGAGGAATATCTCTCCTATCCAAGAATGGAAGTGGACGGCGAAGAACTCATCGTGATGTCGTGGAAGGATGTCTGCTTCATCGAGGATTCAAATGGCAAAAACCACTAACAAGCCCATTGCGAAGACCACGACCGGCAAGGGCAAGAACTACAACCCCACCGAAAAGGGTGCGGGAATGACCGCCAAGGGGCGGGCGGAATACAACGCAAAGAACAATGCAAACCTCAAACCCCCTGCACCAAACCCCAAGACCAAGGCAGATGCGGGCCGCAAAGCCTCATTCTGTGCGCGGATGAGCGGGATGCCAGGGCCGATGAAGGACGAGAAGGGAAGACCGACTCGGAAGGCAGCATCTCTTAAAAACTGGAACTGTTAACAACGAAAGGAAACATCATGGCTAACTCAATCTCCACCGGCGTTGCTTACGCTGATCCCGCCGTCACCCTGGTTCAATTTCAGGCTTACACCGTGGCCACCGTCCCCTCGGCGGCGAATGCTGGTCAAATGATCTATGTTTCCAACGGTGCGGCTGGAAACCCTGTGATGGCGTTCTCCAACGGGACCAACTGGCTCCGCGTGGACACCCTTGCGGCGATTTCGTAATGGCAAAGGCTGGGCTTTACGCAAACATTCACGCAAAGCGTGAGCGGATCGAGGCCCAGAAAGCCTCTGGTGCGAAGAAGGTCGAGCGGATGAGAACGCCTGGAAGCAAGGGCGCTCCCACCGCCAAAGCCTTTGCGGAATCAGCGAAGACCGCCAAGAAGAAGTAAATGCCTCTGATCAAAGACATCGGCAAGAAAGCCTTTGCGAAGAATGTGAAGGCTGAGATTGCGGCTGGCAAGCCACCCAAGCAGGCCGTGGCTATTGCCTATTCGGTCAAGCGGGAAGCCGCGAAGAAGAAAAAGGGCAAGTAAATGGCCGAGATGCGGGCCAGTCCGGTTGTTAACCCGCGACTCAAGCGAATTGCGGAGGTTCTTGCTGACCTCCAAGGCCCGATGGGCCAAATCATCCCTTTTACCGATGTAAACCCATTCAAAGTTCTGATGCCCAAAGCATCAACCTTTGAAAACCTCGCTTATGGCAACTCGCCTTTGGCAATGCCAACAGGGGTGACGAACCGCCGCCTGCCTATCGTTAAAACCGGCAGGGAAGGTGAACTGACCGACATTGCGGATGTGGCGTTGATGGCAACGGGTGTGCGGCCAGCCTTACGAGGCGCAAAAGTGGTTGCGGACGAGGCTGGCGATGCGATGGTGCAATTTATTACCGGCAACCCCAAGGCAACCTCTATGGGGGTTTTGGACGAAGCGGGGTCAATGGTTCCGTTGAGCCGCATTTTTGTCGGTCAGAAATCGACCAAAATTAAACCCGAACAAGTGGCGGCTGCCGAGGAATTAGAAAAAAGGGGCGCTGGCCCAGAGAGAATTTGGCGGGAAACGCAATTGGCTCGGTTGCCAGCCGGTCGGGAATGGGTTACTGAAATACCAGATGACATGGCTAGACTGGATTTTGAAGGTCTACCGCCTGCTCGGGAAAGGTTCGACATTGCGAATGCGTGGTTGCAACGCAACAACTACATTCCAGACGAAAAAAAGGGCGTTTGGGGGGTTGGATCAAGTAGCGACTTGGTTCCTCAAGAAGCGCAAGACAAAGCCCTCGCATTTGCGGATGACATCATTGCAAGCGGTGGGCATCTAGAGCCAAGACCTCTTGAGCGGTATTTTCAGCATCAGGCATTGCGGGAAGCCTACCCTGGTGTTACGGGGTCGCCTGGATTGATGGGAAGTTTGGACATTGCCAGGGAACCGACCGGCGCTCGCCATCGGGGGACATATAGTCAAAACCGTCAATTGGTCACGACTGGCGGTGGAAATATGATTGGGGGCGATGATGTAAACGAAGCCGCCAAATCAACCATGATCCATGAACTTCAACACGCAGTTCAAAGTCTTGAAGGACATGGTCGGGGTGGAAACCCTGAAGACGCAGCAAAACAACTGTATTTTGCGGAAAGAAACGATCCGATCCTCAAAGCCAATAAAGGCGCTTACGAAGACTTCAAACGAAGCCTTGGAGACCTTGGTCTTGCCTCAAAAGCCCAATATATGCACAAATTGGACGCGATTGCGCGAGGCGAGGGCATCCGGCCTCGTTCTATTTACAATATGCAAGACTGGTATGCCTACGGTCACGAATACCGAGGGATTGCTGGCCCTCAACCAAAACGGGCTGGCCCAGAGCGCGATGAGTGGTTCAGGGGTGCGGCAGCGTTTATCAAGAACAAAGTGCAGGAAAAAGACCCATCCTATCGTGTTGCGCAACAGGACTATTCACCCGAAGAAGCCAAAAAGATGGGCGCGTCCGCGAACCGGAAAGTATCGAGACTCGCAGATAGAGCCAACGAGTATCGCGCCACGGCAACCAAATACAACAAACTGAATGAACTCCAAAAGAACCTAGAAAATTACGAACTTTATAGAAGGCTAGAAGGTGAAGCGATTGCGAGATTGGCTCAGACGCGGATGAACCTTACCCCAGCCGAAAGAGCCGCAAACTTTCCCTTTGCGCAACGAATAGAGAACGCCGGATTTAATAGAGAGACATTCAACCCTTATGGGCTTGATGTCGATCCAATGGAATTGTTCGTCTATCGAAACTGACTGTTTACTAACTCAAACTATTCACAAGGGTTAAAAAACAATTTACACTTGCGGGACTGGAACTTATAGATTGAGACAATCTACATGGCCGCACCGATAGGAAATACCAATGCCGTCAAAGGCAAGATGTTCTACGACAAACTGCGCAAACGGCTCACGCAAGAGCCTCACAGGCTGGAGCGCATCGTCAACGAACTGATCACGCAGGCAGAGCAGGGAGAGGCTTGGGCGGTCAAAGAGGTCATCGACCGACTCGATGGCAAGGCAGTCCAAACTACCGAGATGCAGAACTCCGATGGGACACCAATCCTGTCTGGCATTCAGGTCATGTTTGTGAAGCCGCAAGATGATTGATGCGCCGGAGCAGATAGACCAAGAGCAACTCCAGCAGGCGGTCGCCAAGGCTGAATTCCCCATCAAACTCAAGTGCCTGTTTGAGCCGCAGCGTTACAAGGTTCTCTACGGGGGTCGAGGTGGAGCAAAGTCTTGGGGAGTCGCTAGAGCCCTCCTGATCCTCGCGGCCAAGAAACCCACCCGAATCCTATGCGCCCGTGAGTTTCAGGTCTCAATTAAGGACTCGGTCCATAAACTCCTGACCGACCAAATCGCCGCCCTCGGGCTGGAATCGTTCTATGAGGTCACCCAAACGACCATACGAGGCAAGAATGGCTCGGAGTTCTTCTTCATTGGGCTGAAGAACAACATCACCAATGTGAAGTCATTTGAGGGCGTGGACATCTGCTGGGTCGAGGAGGCGCAGACTGTTTCCAAAACCTCATGGAATGTGCTGATCCCGACCATCCGAAAGGACGGCTCGGAGATATGGATCACCTTCAACCCTGAACTAGAGACCGATGACACCTACCAGCGGTTTGTGGTCTCTCCGCCGCCCAACGCGGTGGTGCAGAAGATTACTTGGCGGGACAACCCTTGGTTTCCTCAAACCCTGCGGGACGAGAAAGACAACCTCCAAGTCAGGGACCAAGAGGCTTACAACACGGTCTGGGAGGGAATCTGCCGCAAGACTGTTGACGGAGCGGTCTTTGCCAATGAGATTACCGTTGCGGACCTCGAAGGCAGGCTGACCCGCGTTCCTTATGACCCGATCAAACCAGTCCACGCGGTCTTTGACCTCGGTTGGGCGGACAACACGGCCATCTGGTTCGTCCAATTCATCGGGTTCGAGATCAGGCTCATCCGATACATTGAGGACAATCAGAAGACCATGTCCTACTACATGGCCGAGATGCAGAAGTTTGGCTATCACTACGACACGGTCTGGCTACCGCATGACGCGGAGAACTCGACCCTAGCCGCGGCCGGTCGGTCTATTGCCGACATTGTTCGGGCTGCGGGATATAAGGTGCAAATCGTCCCTCGAACCCCGATTGCGGACTCGATTAACGCCAGCCGGACCATGTTCAATAAGTGCTATTTCGACCGCGAGAACTGCCATCAGGGTCTTCAATGTCTGCGTCACTATCGGTATGATGTTGATCCAGACACCAAGCAATTCAGCAAAACGCCCTTGCACGATATTTATTCCCACGGGGCGGATGCGTTTAGATATATCGGTCTGGTGGTAAATGAGCCCCGCAAGACCGCGAAGAAGGCAACTTATCAACCAGCGGGCTCATGGATGGGCTAATCATGGACAAGCGGATACAAGACGCGCAGAAGTTTCTCCGGTTCAGCAATGACGCTGACTCCTACAACCGGCAGGATGCTCTGGATGACCTCAAATTTTCCTCGGGCGACCAATGGCCGGTCGAGGTGCAAAACTCCCGAAACTTAGAGGCACGACCCTGCCTGACCATCAACAAACTCGATGGATTTATCCGCCAAGTCTGCAACCAGCAGAGACAGGCGCGCCCCCGCATGAAGGCGCATTCGATGAACTCCCAGGCGAATGCCAAGGTTGCGGACATCCTGACGGGCATCTTCAAGCATATCGAGGTCAACTCGGACGCTGACTCCGCCTACGACACCGCCTTCGAGTTTGCGGTGCGCATGGGTTGGGGTTATTGGAGAGTGGTCACCGACTATGTTCGGGAAGACTCATTCGACCAAGAGATATTCATCAAACCCATTGCCAACCCGTTCACGGTCTATTTCGACCCCAACTCCCAGATGCCGGACGGCTCGGATGCCGAGTCTTGCCTGATCACCGAGGTGATGAGCAAAAAGGACTTCAAGGCCCAATACCCTGGCGCTGACGATGGCGGCAACTTCACCATGCGCGGGACGGGCGATGCGGATGCCGATTGGATAATGAAGGACGATATTCGGATTGCGGAGTGGTGGTATACCGAGCGCAAGAAGACCAAACTGCTCCTGCTATCGGATGGGACTCAGGTTTACAAAGAGGACGCTCCCGCTCCCGAGATCATGGAAGCCGCAGGAATTATGGTGGTTGCCGAGCGCGACACCATGCGCAAGACCATCAAGTGGGCAAAACTGACCGGCATGGAAGTTCTCGAAGAACGCGACTGGGTGGGCAAATATATCCCCATCGTTCCGGTCTACGGCCAGCAACTGGTGGTCGATGACAAGCGCAAGAAGTATGGATTGGTGCGGCAGGCTAAAGACCCGCAGCGGATGTATAACTACTGGCGAACCGCTCTGACCGAGTCGGTTGCGCTTGCCCCTAAAGCGAAGTGGTTACTTGCTGAAGGCCAAGACGAGGGGCATGAGAACGAGTGGGCGCAGGCCAATGTGAAAGCCACGCCGGTCCTGAGATACAAACAGAAGGACATCGAGGGGCAACCCGCTCCCGCACCGCAAAGGCTCCAGCCTGAACCCCCGCCCGCGGGAATCGTTGAGGCAACGAGTGCGATCAACAATGACCTTCAGACCGTGGTCGGGATATTCGACCCCAACCAGTTCATGCAGGGCAACCAGTCTGGCAAGGCTATTCGCGGCCAGCAGATGCAGATTGACCTTTCGAACTTCCACTATTACGACAACCTCACCCGCTCCTTGAAACAGACGGGGCGGATCATCCTTGACCTGATCCCGAAGATTTACGACAAAGAACGGGTCATGCGGATCATCGGATATGACAACCAGCCGGAGATGGTGACCATCAACCAGCGGGTTTTCGATGAGATGGGCGCGGAGAAAATCCTCAACGATGTAACCGTGGGCGAATACGATGTCTTTATGGACACGGGCCCAGGCTACCAATCGAAGCGCCAAGAGGCGGTCGAGGCGATGGTCCCGCTCCTACAGGCAAACCCCGAACTGTTTAACGCCGCCGGTGACTTGGTCTTCCGCAACATGGACTTCCCTGGCGCGGATGTGATTGCCGACCGGCTTGCGGCCATGAACCCGATGGCTCAGATTGACGAGAAATCAGACATTCCCCCGCAGGCTCAGATGCAACTCATGGCCAGCCAGAAGATGATTGCCGACCTCCAGCAACAGATTGCGGCCCTGACGCTGAACCTCCAGCACCAGACCGATGTCCAGAAAATGAAGGAAGAAGGCCAGACTCGCCGCAAACTCATGGATGTCACCTCGCGGGCGTTCAATACCGAGACGATTAACGAGGCGAAGGTCAACCAAGACATCCTGCGGTCAGTTACTGACCAGAATCGGACGGAACTCGATGCGATCACAAAACTGTTGCTCAAAGGAATGGATGCCAGGGCTCTCCAAGCAGAAATTGCCCGTAGGGACGCGGAGCAGGATCAAGTGGCGGCATTTGCAGAGGGCGAAATTCATCAAACATCCACCCCCTTCCTGCGAGAGGAAATGGGCATGGCCAATGCGCCGGTTCAGTCCAATCAAATGCCCATGATGGATGACCAGATGCTTGCGGCGCTTCAAGCCCAACAAATGCAACCCCAACCCTTGTCGGTCCCCAACATCCCGAATGAGCCGATGGGACCGCGTTGACAACTATCAGGAAACAGTTTTTAATAGTTAAAACCTACCAATGGGTTTCATTGGGTTAATTCTTGGAGAAATCCATGTCCGAAGCAGCAGAAGTAGTCCAAGAGCAACCTAAAAGACAGGCTGCGAACTTGGTAACGAGTGAAAATTTGGCCGACTTTCAGGCAAAAAAACTTGGTTTAGCCACGAATGACGCTCCAACTGAGGCCGCAGATGCGGAGCCGGTTGTCGAGCAAGCGGGGAGTGAACCAGAGGCCGAGAATGAGGCTGCGACAGGTGAGAAGAAGCAAAACCCGAAATTAGAGAAGCGGTTTTCGGAACTGACCAAGCAACGCGAAGCGGCCCGCCAAGAAGCGGAGCGTGAGCGTCAGGCTCGGGAGGCTCTTGAGGCGAGATTGAAGGACTTGGAGGCAAAGGTTTCCCCCCAGAAGTCGGAGGAACCCGATCCAAAACCCGATCCATCTCAATTCAATGATGCCATCGAGTATGCGGAGGCTCTGGCTGAATGGACTGCGGACAAGAAGATGCGGGAGCGGGATCAGGCTGAACTTGCAAGGCGGGCTCAAGAGGAACAGTCTCGAATGAGACAAAAGTTCCAAGAAAGACTTGAGCAGGCTAAGTCAGAGATGCCGGATTACGAGGAAATGATTGCGTCAAGTGATGTCTCGGTTTCGCAACCGGTCACCGATGCGATCATTGAGAGTGATGTAGGACCACAAATCCTCTATTACCTCGCCGAGAATCCAGATTTTGCTCGGGGACTGGCGGAAAAATCCATCACCTCCCAACTCCGTGCCATCGGGCGCTTAGAGGCCAAGTTTGAGAAATCAGAACCGCCTTCTAAGCCTAAAGAAACACCTGTTGCGAAGAAGTCGAATGCACCCGCACCGATCAACCCTTTGAAAGCGGGCGGAAATCCAGCCGATACCGGATTGGATTCCAACCGAGAGTTTCATGGAACCTACGCGCAATGGAAAGCCGCAAGGGCCGCAGGGAAGATTAGGTGAGGCAAACCCTAACTTATTTGGAGAATCAAAATGGCAAATAACTTGCTAACCATCTCCATGATCACCAACGAAGCGTTGATGGTCTTGGAAAACGAACTGACCTTTACGGGTCGTGTTGACCGTAACTATGATGACCAGTTTGCGGTTGTCGGTGCAAAGATTGGTAACACAGTCAATGTCCGCCGCCCTGGCCGTTTCATTGGAACGACTGGCCCTGCCCTGAATGTTGAGGACTTCAACGAGACCTCGACTCCGGTCACCCTCTCGACTCAGTTCCATGTGGACACTCAGTTCACGACTCAGGACTTGGCCCTGTCGCTCGATATGTTCAGCGACCGCGTTCTCAAGCCCGCCATTGCCGCTATTGCCAACAAAATCGACTTTGATGGCACGACCATGGCCGTTGACAACACCGCCAACACCGTTGGAACCGCTGGCGTTGTTCCCTCTGATATCGCAACCTTCCTGACCGCCCAAGCGTATCTGGATGGCGAAGGCGCTCCCCGCGATGGCAAGCGTTCTTGCGTGGTTGATCCCTTCACGGGCGCTTCCATCGTTGGTTCGCTCAAGGGTCTTTTCAACCCCCAAGGCACCATCTCTCAGCAGTACGAGAAGGGCCTGATGGGTCGTGACACCATCGGCATGAACTGGTATATGGACCAGAACATTGTGTCCCACACCTACGGTTCCTATTCCACGGCCACGATGTCCACCAACACGGCTACCTTCACCGGTTCGCTGACCACGGGCTGGGCTCAGACCTCGACCATCACCATCTCTGCTGCGACCGCTAACGCCGTGCTGAACGCTGGCGATACGATCCAGATTGCGGGTGTGTTCGCAGTCAACCCCCAGAACCGCCAGCCTTATGGTGGCAATGTCCTGCGTAACTTTGTGGTGACTTCCGCTGTGACCATCACTTCTGGCGGCTCCGCCTCGGTGACGGTTTCTCCGGCCATCATCACTGCTGGACAGTTCCAGAATGTGTCGGTGCTCTCCACCTCTGCTTCTGCCGTTGTGACCCCGTTCAACAAGACCGGTGTCGTGTCGCCCCAGAACTTGGTGTTCCACCGCAATGCGTTCACCCTGGCCACGGCTGACCTTGAACTGCCTGACGGTGTCCATTTCGCTGGCCGCGCAAGCGACAAAGAGAATGGCCTCTCGATCCGCGTTGTTCGTCAATACACGATCAACAACGACTCGATCCCCACCCGTCTTGATGTTCTCTACGGTTGGGCTCCCCTCTACCCTGAACTCGCCTGCCGCGTTGCAGCCTAACTAGGAAAGGAACCTAATCATGTCAAATCCAGGCCCCGCTTCCGCCCAAACCGTCAACTACTTGTTCAACGGTAACGCCTCTGATGGCGTTTCCTTGGGACTGGCTGGCGGAAAAATCGGCTTTTACGGCGAAACCCCCGTTGTGCAGGCAAACGCAATCAGCACGATTGCGAACAATGCTGACGGAACCGCTATTGCCACCGCAGTAAACGCGGTCATTACCGCACTCAAGAACATCGGCGTAACCGCCTAAATGTTCTGACGCTGGACAGGGGTCACTCTCGCAAGGGGTGGCCCCTTTTTTCTTTGGAGACTTGATGAAGCACATAATGATCGCGTTGCCGACATATACAGGGGTTGTGCATATCGGGACCGTCCACTCGCTCATTGATGACTTGATTGCCTTGGTTTCTAGAGGCGACCGGTTCACTTTGGTCGATGATGTTGGCAACTCTGCCATTGCGGACTGCCGAGGCGTAATTGCCTCAAATTTCTACAAATCCGACTGCGATATGTTGATCTTTGTAGACAACGATGTCTGTTGGGAGACAAAAGCATTGCTCAAACTGGTGGATCATCCTGTCGATTTGGTCGCGGGTGTCTACCCGCACCGCGTTGACCCGCTTGCGTGGACGGTGCGATGGGATCAAAACAAGACCGAATTGTGGGCAGACCCCGAGACCGGACTGCTCGAAGTCGAGTGCGTCCCAACTGGATTTCTCAAGATTTCCCGCAACTGCATTGCCAAGATGATCGAAGCGCACCCAAATACTTGGGTGCATGAGAAAGCGGTCGATGGCGAGTTTTGGCCCTTATTCGAGCCCCATGTAGACACCCGCAAAAAGCACCGATATGGAGAAGATTATTCCTTTTGCATGAGATGGCGCGAACTTGGTGGCCAAGTGTGGATTGATCCCGAAATCGGAATGGGCCATGCGGGCATAAAAGTCTTCCAAGGACATATTGGAAACTGGCTTAAAAGTAGGATAATTGACAAAACCTAACCAAGAGGCAAATCATGGACTCTCTCAAAATCTTATCTCCCACTTACCGGCTCGACCTGACCACCTCTGCGTCAGCCGCTCTCCAACTGGTTCCAAACACCCCGACCCGCGCCTTCCGCGTTGCCATCCTCAACACCGGAACCGGCACGGCGGCGATTACATTTGGCACAACGGACTCCAACATGGCCACGCCTGCAATCGCCACCTCTGGCAATAGCGGAGCCTTTGTTCTTGCCCCCTCGATGTTCTATCCCATCGTCATTGATTGCGGAGCGCCCAACATCTATGTGAAGGGCATTTCCTCTGGAACTAACTCAATCTATCTGACCCTAGTCGCCACCGAGTAAGGCTATGTCAAACGACACCGCCAAGACCCAGACGATAAACATCGTTCCGGTTCAGGGGATTTTCGAGCCCCTGCCGCCGTATAAGCCGGTCACGCTGATTGGGCCTGCGGGAACGCCGTTTTTTGCTCCCGTCAACCCCAATCTGGATGGGGTGTCGATTACCAACTCGACTATCAACTCCTCCGTTATTGGCGGGGTTACGCCTGCGGCGGCAACCTTTACCAACATCGACACGACCACGGGAACCATCACCTCGGTCCCAAGCGGACCGACCTCGCTAGTCAATCAGGCTTATGTGGACGCGGTTGCGCAGGGTCTTGCGTTTAAGCAGCCTGCGGCTTTTACAACCACGGGCAACATCACTCTGTCTGGTCTTGGCACTCAAGCCGGTGGCGATTGGCCATCGACCCTGACGGCTGGAGAGCGGATTCTGGTGCGCAACCAGACTGCTCAAGAGGACAACGGCATCTATGTCGCCGCCTCAAGCGGGTGGACGCGGTCAACCGATGCGAACACCTATGACGAGTTCCTGTCCGCTTATCTGTTTGTTACCGGCGGGACTATTTATTCCGGCTCGGCGTGGGTCTGCACCAACCAACCTGGGGGAACGCTTGGGGTCACCCCCATCGTCTTTATCCAGTTCTCAAATACGGCGCTTTATAACGCTGGAACCGGCCTGACGCTGACCGGCTACACCTTCAGCATCACCAACACAGGGGTGACGGCGGCATCTTATGGCTCGGCATCCGATACCCTGACGGCGGTGGTCAACGCCCAAGGTCAATTGACTTCCCTTGCGGCCAGCCCGATTGCGATTGCAAACACCCAAGTTTCCGGTCTGGGGACCATGTCCACCCAGAATTCCACCTCGGTATCAATTACCGGCGGGAACATTAATGGCACGACCATCGGGGGGACAACGGCGGCGGCGGTAACAGGCACGACCGTCACGGCCAACACGCAGTTCGCAGGGCCAGGAACGGGCCTCACAGGCACCGCATCGGCCCTTTCCATCGGTGGCAACGCGGCAACCGCGACCTCCGCAACAACGGCCACAAACCTCGCTGGAGGGGCCACAGGGTCGCTTCCCTACCAATCAGGGGCAGGCGCAACAACTTTCCTCGCGGCAGGCACAAATGGCCAAGTTCTGACCCTTGCGGGCGGTGTCCCGACTTGGGCGGCAGAGCAGTTCACCGGCGATGTGGTCGGCCCTGCGAGTGCAACCGATAACGCAATTGCGCGGTTCGATACCACCTCGGGCAAACTGATCCAGAACTCCTCGATTACCCTGTCGGACGCTGGTGCGTTGCAAAATGTCAACGAGATCAACTGGGACATCACACCCTCTGGAGTGGTTGGGGGTGCGGGTTCTCTGTCGTGGAATAGTGATGACAACACCCAAACGCTAGACCTGGTCGGCGCGGGTGCCAATGTCACCATTGCGTTGGGCGAGGAAACTTACTATCGGGTCAGGGCATCAGCCGACATCACCAAGGGCCAGGTTGTTATGTTTACCGGCACCCTGGGCGCTTCTGGGGGTTTGACTGCGGCACCGGCCACCGGATTAACCCCAGCGACCTCGCAATATGTGATGGGAATCGCGGCCGAGACTTTCACAACCAACAATTGGGGTTATATCGCGGCATTTGGCGAAGTGCGCGGGTTTGACACTACGGGCGGCGGTGAGGCATGGGTCAATGGTCAGATTCTCTATCTGAACCCCTCAATTGCGGGTGGTCTGACCAAAACCGTGCCAACCGCCCCAGCGGCCAAGGTTGAGGTCTGCGCGGTGGTTTATGCCAACGCAAACGGCTCGGTCTTTGTGCGGCCAACCTTCTTCCCATCGTTCAACCAACTCAATGATGTGGCGGTCGGGAGCCCGTCAAACGGCGATTTGGTGGTCTGGGATAGTGGCGATTCCCGCTGGGAGAGCGCGGCTCAATCGACTATCACCGCAGGCAAAGCAACCAACCTCGCTGGCGGCGGTGCAGGCCAAGTTCCCTACCAATCGGCGGCGGATACCACCGCATTTGTCAGCGCAGGCACAACCGGTCAGGTTCTGACCAGCAACGGGACCAGCGCGCCGACTTGGACAACCATCACGGCATCGATTTCGGTCACCGATGACACCACGACCAACGCAACCCGCTACCCGCTTTTTGCGGATGTAACCTCGGGAACCCTGTCAACGACCTATGTCGCCTCGACCAAATACCAGTTCAACCCCTCAACAGGCGTTTTGACCGCAACCAGTTTTAGCGGGGCGGGCACGGGACTGACGGGAACTGCATCAAGCCTCTCGATTGGAGGCAATGCGGCAACGGCAACAAGCGCGACCACCGCAACCAACCTTGCGGGCGGTGCAAATGGCTCGGTTCCCTACCAGACCGGCTCGGGCGCGACTACATTCTTGGCGGCTGGAACGGATGGTTATGTGCTGACCCAGGCTTCAGGGGTTCCGACTTGGGCTCCTGCGGCATCGTCTGGCATCACGATTACCGATGACACCTCAACCAATGCGACCCGTTACCTGACCTTTACCGATGCGACCACGGGAACGGAAACAGGGCTTGATGTCTCATCGACTAAATTGCAATACAACCCAAGCACAGGCACGGTCACTTCGGAGATTCTGTCTGCGGCCAACGGAATAATCATTAACAGTAAAACGATTGATACGAGTTACACGATTCCCAACGATTACAACGCAAGTAGCGCAGGGCCGGTAACTGTTGGCTCTGGGGTGACGGTGACCGTGCCAACCGGTTCAAGATGGGTGGTGATCTGATATGGCTATTATTTTAGACGGCACGAGTGGGATTACAACGCCAGATTTAGATTCGACTGGTCCGATCACAGGAACGACGGGCACTTTTAGCGGTGCGTTGCAAGCCAGCGGAGTAACGACCAACATTTATCCAATAGTGTCTGGCACAGCAGTAGCATCCACCAGCGGAACCAGCATTGACTTTACAGGCATCCCGTCGTGGGTAAAACGGATTACGGTGATGTTTAGTGGAGTTAGTACGAATGGAACCTCTGTTCCTATTATTCAACTTGGAGATTCTGGCGGGTTTGAAACTTCTAGTTATTTAGGAACGGCAGCAAGATCAGGAACACAAACAGGCGGAGCAAACAATACTTCTGGATTTTTTGTAGAAGATGCTGGTGCTGCCACCGCTGTTCGACACGGTTCAATTTTTATTAGTCTGTTAAATTCATCTACAAACACTTGGAGTGCGTCAGGAGTTATTGGAAGAAGTGATTCTGCTAATGCTTATATACAAGGCGGCGCTAAATCCCTCTCAGACCCCCTCACCCAAGTAAGAATCACCACAGTCAACGGCACAGACGCTTTTGATGCTGGCACTATCAATATCCTTTACGAGTGATAAACATGGAGCGCATACAAGTTAATGTAACAACTGGTGAACGTCAGGTCATTGCGTTAACCCCAGAAGAAATCGCTCAAGCACAGGCGCAAGCCCAAGAATATGAAGCCTCAATTACTTATGCTCAACGACGAGCGGCTGAATACCCATCAATTGTTGACCAACTAGACACGCTCTACCACGGTGGTTATGACGCATGGAAAGCGGAGATTCAGGCAGTTAAAGAAAGGTATCCAAAGCCATGAGCAAAGTAGCAATCACGGGTAACGCCTCTGGCACGGGTACTTTCACCATTGCGGCCCCGAATAGTAATACTGATCGCACCCTAACGCTGCCTGACCAGACTGGAACCATTTTAACTTCGGCTTCAAACTCAGAGTTCCCCGTTGGGTCAGTTCTTCAGGTTCTCAGCACAACTAAAACTGATACTTTTAGCACAACCAGCACTTCGTTCACGGACATTACGGGCTTGAGTGTTTCTATCACTCCTAAATCAGCAACAAGCAAAATATTTGTAATTGCGTCATTGTGTGGAGCATCAAATGGTAACGCTAATACGGCACAATATAGACTGATGCGTGACTCAACCGCAATTGGGATTGGCGATGCTGCTGGAAGTAGGTCAAGATCATCCTCGGGTTTAACCTATCAAGCAGACACAAACCGCTTAGACAGTTACACATTTCAAACATTAGACTCTCCAGCAACGACATCCGCTACCACATATAAAGTTCAAATGATTACTAGTGGGAGTACCGCTTACATTGGGAGAACATTTGCCGACACAGATAGTGCAACATGGCCTAGAACGATTTGCACTATTACAGTTATGGAGATTGCGGCATGAGACACGAAGCCATTTACAATCTCTACCCCAATGTAGTCACCATTGACGATACTGCTGGTGCGTTTGATACGGATGGCAATTCGGTAGCCATTGACGAGTCTGCGGTCGCTGCTGAAATCCAACGCTTGCAACCCATTAAAGCCGCTGAACAAGCACAGGCCAACCGCAAAGCAGCCTACATAGCCGAAGCAGACCCATTGTTCTTCAAAGCACAACGAGGTGAAGCCACGATGGAAGACTGGCAAGCAAAGGTGGCTGAGATCAAAGCGAGGTTTCCTAAATGAGCACACTTGCCGTTAACGCTGTAACGGATGCCAACGGGGGTAACACCGCCACCATCAATAGCATGACCCCGACTGCGGATAGTTTGCAGGGCTTCCGCAACCGCATTATCAATGGTGACATGAGGATTGACCAGAGAAATGCTGGGGCGAGTGTTACTGCTAACGATGCTGTGTTTCCTGTCGACCGTTTTAAGTTCACAATGATTAATCCTAGCAAAGGAACTACGCAACGCTCAACAGTAGCGCCAAATGGTTTTACCAACTCATTATTATTTACCTCGTCTGCGGCAACAAGCGTTGGTGCGGGAGATTATTATTTCGTTAGTCAGTTAATTGAAGGTTTTAATATTGCTGACCTTGGCTGGGGAACCGCAGACGCAAAAACGGTTACATTGTCGTTTTGGGTTCGTTCAAGTCTGACTGGAACATTTGGCGGGTCGTTACGAAATTCAACAGCCAATCGTTCTTACCCTTTTTCTTACACAATTAGTTCAGCGAACACTTTTGAATATAAGACAGTAACAATTGCTGGCGATACTTCGGGCACTTGGTTGACTGATAATTCAGCGGGCATTAGGACTGAGTTTAGTCTCGGAACAGGTTCTACATTCAGCGGCACTGCTGGTGCTTGGACTGGTTCAAATCTTGTTTCAGCCACAGGCGCAACCAGCGTAGTCGGAACCAACGGAGCCACCTTCTACATCACCGGAGTCCAACTAGAAGTCGGTAGTGTCGCAACCCCGTTTGAGCGCAGAGATTACGGGACTGAGTTGAGTCTATGTCAGAGGTATTATTATAGAATAACTGCTGATAATGGTAGTCCTTTTGCTGGCGGATATTCACAAGCAACAACTAGTTTTAGGTTATTAGTTCCATTTCAGACAACAATGCGGACAAGTCCATCAGCATTAGAGCAAACAGGAACCGCTGGTAATTATCAAGTGTTTGTTGCTGGAAATACGGTCTGTAATAGTGTTCCTACATTTATTAACGCAACCGCTTTTGCGTCCCAAGTTGCTTTTCCTGTTGCTTCGGGGCTAACGGTTGGTAACGGAGGTCAAGGAAGGTCTGCCGCTACGGGAGCGTTTCTTGGCTTTTCCGCAGAACTGTGAGGTAAAAGATGATTTTCAAAACGCTTCCTATCGTTGAGGGTGAACCACAAATCTACGCTCGGATTGACGATGACGGACTATGCCGACTGACTTGCACTGAAGATCATCCACCATTCCAAGAGTGGCTTGCAGAAGGCAACACACCAGAACCAGCAGATGAGGTGCAACCATGATCAAATACACTTGGAAGATTTTGGACATTGGTGCGACCGATGGGGTCATCAAGTCGGCAAAATACTTCTGCGCAATTGAGGAAGACGGCCAACGGGTCGAGACCGAAGGAAACTGGAAGTTCCGCGACCCCGAGGGAGAAGTCACCCCCTATCTCGAAGTCACCGAGCAGATGGTCATTGATTGGATCAATCAAGAGGCTATCCGCGATGGTAAAAATCTAATAACATCTAGGCTAGAGGAGCAACTAGCGGCCTTGCAAGACCAAATTCCGGTGGTTGCGCCGTGGTTGCCCCAGGTCTATACCCCGAAAATATAGGTGAACCATGACCCAGCCCATTGACATCATCTCCCGCGCTCTCAAAGACATCGGGGCTCTTGAGGCTGGCGAGACCCCCGCCCCTGCGGATGCGCAAGACGCATTCGATATGCTCAACGATATGCTCGACCAATGGTCAAACGAGCAGATGATGGTCTTCTACAAGACCGAGATCATCTTTACCCTGACCCAAGGACAAACCCAATACACCATCGGCCCTGGGGGCCAAATCGGCGGAACGCTGACCGGCTCCATTTCGGGGACGACCCTTACGGTCACCGATGTCTCTGACGGCGCAATCGCTCTCGGAATGACCCTCTCTGGCTCCGGTATCGCTGCGGGGACCAAGATTGTGCGGTTCGGCTCGGGTGCTGGTGGGAATGTGAACTCAGACGGAACCTACACCGTCAACATCTCCCAGACCGCCGCCTCGACCACCATCTCTGCGTTCTATGAGCGCCCTCTCTCGATCAACTCTGCGTTTGTGCGGGTCAACACCAACGAGAACGGGCAACCCATCCTAAACGGCGGTCTGGACTACCCGATCACGATTCTCAACCTTGAGAACTACGAACTCATCGGATTGAAGACCCTGAACGGCCCGTGGCCCCGTGCGCTTTACTACCAACCAAGCGAGACTTTGGGAACGATTACGGTCTGGCCAAACCCCTCGCAAGGCGAGATGCATATCTTTGCGGACACCCTTTTCCAGCGGTTTGGCTCGATCAATGACGAAATCATCATCCCCCAAGGCTATTTCATGGCCCTGCGCTGGTGTCTTGCCGAGCGGCTCATGCCCATGTATGGAAAGGCGAGCCCGACCCAAATTCAGATGATCAACGGGTTTGCTGGCCATGCGAAGGCAACGATCAAGCGCACCAATATGCGCCCCGTTCAGGTCGCAAGGTTCGAGGACACGCTGATTGTGGGCAAGAGAGCAGATGCGGGCTGGATTTTGACCGGAGGCTTTTAATGCCGGATTTCGGCTTTGTCGGCGCGGCTTACGAAGCGCCCTCTATTTACCAAGATGCGCAAGAGTGCATCAATTTCTATCCTGAGATTGATCCGACCAAAGCGCAGGGTGAGAGGGGCATCATTGCGCTTTATCCGACCCCAGGCTTAGAGACCGTTGCGATCCTTCCCAATCAGGAAGAAGTGCGTGGAATCCGCACCCTTTCTGGTGGCCAGCAAGTGGTCACCGTCTGCG